ACCTTACGCACCCCAATAATAAAACGCCGCCATATCAAAGATACAGCGGCGACAAAGGATAATATGAAAATATTATTAAGACGCTAATTTCATTAGTGAATAAGGAACGGTCCACTTACCACGACCTTCTTCTTGCACTACAGCTTTCTTCGGATTACACTTAACGATAACACCTATATGTTGTTTACCTCTAGGTCTACCGAAAGTTACTTTAGCACCAACAGCAAATTTGTTGATGTCTTCTTGTTTTGCCTTGGCGATTGCCGCCTCAACAATATACAAGTGTTCTTTATGACTAGGTTCTCTAATCCAATCTAACACTTTGTTTAAATCGTTAAATTTCACATTTGACATAATATAGTTCTCCTATTAGTTTAAGTATAAAGGTCCAGTCCACTGGATCATATAGTTACCAGTAAGAACATTACCTCTAGGTTGATTTAAAGCAGGCGCATTGTAACCAGCGGCTTTCAATATATCGCCTTTCTTAAAATGTTTAAAGTCTTCTTTTACAATAAAACAAAATACTCCATTTTCTTGTACAACTTTAATATACTTTTTACCTGGCATAATTCTAGTATTAGAATCCCATTTTTCAGTTTGTTCTAAAGAATAACCAGTTAATTCTTTTCTTCCATCAGAAGTAGAACATCTTACATAGTCAGCTTTTGCACCGGCCATCATAAATTTAATGCCTTCTTCTAGTGTTTCGCATTTTTGTGATACTTTTATCATTAGTAGTCCTTTTTGTTAAGTGTTAATGCAGTCATTATACCAGAAACTACACATATTGTCAAGCAAATAAAGAAAAGAGACCAATTTTCTCTTCCTAAACAATCGCCTCCACAATCTTCAATTGCACCAACGGCAAATATAGCCGCTAATATTGTTGTAATACTAAAAAAAGTGTTCATAAATGTTTGTCCTTTTGTTTTTGTTAACATATAAGTACATAATATAACATCTAACGAAAGGTGTCAAGCAAAAAATGAGCAAAAAATCATCATTTTACTTGATTTTTGCGATTTTTGTACTCGTTTTGTTCTCATCCTGTTCAAAAAAGTATGTAAATTGCAAATTTTTCCCAAATTTTGATGAATATTCCGTCTATGATTCGTTTGATAGAGAAGGAACAAAAAAATTTATCAAAACTAAAGGCGTATATACACAATTCAAGTGTAACTTTTAAGATTTGACATAAATATCCTTAACAAATGGAGGTTTATGTCTAAAAAAGGTCTTTTCGGTGTGTCATTATACCGTGGTGCAATAAAAAAGAAAACATCACAAGGTAAAAGAAAGAAGATGATAAAAATGTCATCTATGAACAAGTCGAAAAAGTTGAGTTGGAAAGCATATAGAGGACAAGGTTAAGTTGCAAGGCGAATTTCAAATGTTAATAGGTAAGAAAATTGAAACTTACCATAATTTTAATGATATTCCGAACAAGATAGGTGCGGTCATTAAATTTGCACCTGCATTTCCAGAAGAACCTCATACAGAAGAAGAACATAAATTTATAGAAACCTTTGATAGTAAACTAAAAGAGTTAATGGAGAGAGAATGCCGGCAGTTACGAGGATAGGAGACGCTGATGTTGCACATTGTAGTGGAATGACAAGAGCAGTTGGTTCAAATAATGTGTTTGTTAATGGTATCGGTGTAAGTAGACAAGGCGATAATAACACAACACACTTATTACCACCTATACCGTGTGTTCCACACTCAGCACCTATAGCAACAGGTTCAACTACGGTCTTTGTAAATGGCAAAGGTTGTGGTAGAGTAGGTGACGCAATATCGGGTTGTACAAGTGTTGCTGAAGGTTCTCCTAATGTCTTTGCTGGTTAGTGTATAAATATTAGTGTTATGGCAGTATACGATTCTAAATCTTCAACTAGTACACAAAGAGTTAACAGAATATACAAGGACTTAAACCTTGATTTTCTGCGTAACCCTACGACAAGTGATGTAACTAAATTAGAAGATGTTGAAGCTGTCAAAAGAAGTGTAAAGAATTTAATACAAACAAATCATTATGAGAGACCTTTTCATCCTGAAATAGGTAGTGATGTAAGAGCATTGTTATTTGAAAATATGACACCTCTTACTGCATTAAATTTAGAAAGAAAAGTACAAGAAGTTTTAGTAAACTTCGAACCTAGAGCAAAAGTAACTTCAGTTGTTGCTGAACCAAATGTAGACGCAAATAGTTATCATCTACAAATTAGTTTTTATGTTGTAGGTATTCAAACACCAGTTGTCGTAGAAACATTTTTACAAAGGTTAAGATAAAATGGCATATGTAGATATTTCAGGAAGTAATAATATATGGCAGTATGATAATTCTGCTACTATATCAAACACATATCCTAAATCAGCAGATGGCGCTAATTCAGTAATATCAGGTGGTATTAGAACATATACAAAACCTGGTACAAGCGATACGGTACAAGTTTATATTAGATGTAGAAAAAAAGGTGAAACAAAAGAGCGTGGTGAGTTATCAAAAACTTACTATGACGCACAATAGGAATAAAAAATGGCAAATACAAAATTAGATATTTCAGAATTAGATTTTGACGCAATTAAAGTAAATCTAAAAAACTTTCTTTCTAAACAATCAGAATTTTCTGATTATAATTTTGAAGGTTCTGGTTTTGCCATACTTTTAGACTTACTTGCTTATAATACACACTATCTAGGTTTCAATGCTAATATGTTAGCAAACGAAATGTACCTAGATTCAGCAGACATAAGAGCAAACATAGTTTCACTTGCGAAGATGTTAGGTTATACTCCTACTTCTGCAAAAGCACCAGTTGCTTCACTTGACATTATTGTTAATGGTCCTGTAGGAACAACTTTAGTTATGGATAAAGGTACAACATTTACAACTAGTGTTGATGGTACTACTTACAATTATATTACAAACGAAGAAATATCAACTTCACCAGTAGATGGTGTATTTAAGTTTTCAAATGTTTCTGTATACGAAGGAACTGCAACACAATTTAGATATACGGTTGATGAACAAGATCCAGACCAAAAATTTATTATACCTAGTGCTAATGCTGATACATCTACTTTAAAAGTAAAAGTTCAAACAAGTTTACAAGACGCAACATCAACTACATTTACACAGGTTACAGGTTTAACAAAACTTTCAAACGAAAGTGCTATTTACTTTTTAAATGAAACTGAAACAGGTAAGTTTCAAGTTACTTTTGGTGATGGTGTACTTGGTAGAAAACTACAACAAGGTAACATTGTAATTTTAGATTACATTGTATCAAATAAAAGTTTATCTAATGGTGCAAAAACATTTACACCTGCAGGTACTATTGGTGGTTTTTCAGATATTCAAGTTACTACAAAAAGTGTATCGCAAGGTGGTAGTGAAGCTGAAACAAAAGAAAGTATTAGATACAATGCGCCGTTACAATACACAGCGCAAGATAGAGCAGTTACAACTTCTGACTATGAAGGAAAAGTATTATCAATTTATCCTAATGCACAATCAGTAAGTGCTTGGGGTGGTGAAGATGATGAGACACCTGTTTTTGGAGTTGTTAAAATTGCAATTAAGGCAGCAAGTGGTTCTACACTTACAACGCAAACTAAAAAAGATATTGTTGATAGATTAAAAGAATATAATGTTGGTTCTATTACACCACAAATTGTTGATCCAGAAGTAACATCTATCTTATTAACTTGTAACGCAAAGTTTGACGCTGCTTCTACAACAAAAGACGCTGAAACTTTAAAATCAGATATTATAACTAAACTTACAGATTACAATACAAGTACACTACAAAAATTTGATAGTGTATTCAGATATTCTAAAGTAGTAAAAGAAATAGATGACGCTGATGTTTCTATTTTATCAAACATTACAACTTTAAAAATTAGAAAGTCTTTTGCTCCTACATTAAATTCATCTTTGAAATATAATGTATATTTTAGAAACGCACTTTACAATCCTCATACTGGACACAACTCTACTATGGGTGGTATATTAACATCAACAGGATTTAAAGTAAATGGTTCTGATTTAGAACAATTTTTAGATGATGATGGACAAGGTAATGTAAGAAGATATTATCTGTCAGGTGCAACTAGAGTTTATACAAATTCAACGCAAGGCACTATTGATTATTCAACAGGTGCAATTACAATTAATTCATTACAAGTAACAACTATATCAAATATTAGAGGGAGTGCTTCAAGTGTAATTGAGTTAACCGTACAACCATCTTCAAACGACATTGTTCCAGTTAGAGACCAAATATTAGAAATTGATATTGCAAACTCTACCATCAATGTTGATAAAGATACTTTCGTTGGTGGCGCTTCAGACGCTGGTGTCGGTTACAATACTACATCTGCATATTAAGTAAATGGAATTTACTAAAAAGGTAAGTAATTTTATTGATAGTCAGGTACCCGAGTTTGTACTTGAAGACCATCCTAAATTTGTAGAGTTCTTAAAAACTTACTACACATTAATGGAATCTGCTGAGTTAACAATTATTAACTCACAAAGTACCGAAGGTATATTACTTGAAACCGAAACAAATCAATTTAATAATCTAGTGTTAGACGCTTCTCGTTTAGGTTCAGAAGCAACTCAAATAGACGCAGGTTCAAAAATTTTACAAGAGACTTCTTCTTATGGTGATTTCACTATGGGTGAAGTTATAAAAGGTCAAACTTCTAAAGCAACTTCTGTTATTTTAGCAGAAGAAAATGGTGACGGTAAATTTATTGTCAATGTACAAGACAAGTTTATAAAAGGCGAAGTTGTTG